ACCGTGATGATTGTATGATGACTTATTTAGGTCGTGGTGGTATGTATAGTGAATGTGGTTTTTTATATTGGAATATGAAACACCCATACACACGTCAATATGCATTAGAGATGAAAAAGATGTATGACGAAAACCTTATATATAAAGAAGTAGCACAACACGATAGTTTTATATGGGATTTAGTAAGAGAAAGATTTGAAAAAGAATATGAAATTAAAAATCATAATATTGGTGATAATGGAAAAATGCACGTTCAGGCAAGATCAATTTTAGGAACAGTTTATGACCACACAAAAGGTCGAAGAAAAGTATCAGGTGTAAGCCCTGAATGGGAAAGAGAACAAAAAGGTAAATAATGAAAGCAGGAAAGATATGGGGTTCAACAGAATTAATCCACGCAAATGGTGTGTTAGAGTTTCATAGAATACAATTTAATAAAGGTGTTCAATGTTCAAAACATAAACATAAGTTTAAATGGAATGGATTTTATGTAGAGTCAGGTAAGATGATTGTAAGAGTATGGCAGAATGATTATGATTTAGTTGATGAAACAATACTTAACGCAGGTGACTTTACAAGAGTTAAACCAGGTGTCTATCATCAATTTGAAGGATTGGAAGACGGAGTTGCATTTGAATTGTATTGGGCGGAGTTTGACCATAATGATATTGAAAGAGAAACGGTTGGTAAAAAAGTATGATAAATGTTTTTATAGGTTTTGATAGTAAAGAAAAAGTAGCGTTTAATGTATTAAGTTATAGTATATTAAAGAACTCAACTAAACCCGTAGCAATTACACCAATTTATTTAAACAATATAAAAGATGATTTTGTAAGAGAAAGAAACAATTTATCATCAACTGAATTTTCTTTTAGTCGTTTTATTATACCACACCTTATGAACTATCAAGGTTGGGCATTGTTTATGGATTGTGATATGATAATGGAAGCTGATATTGCTGAACTATGGCGATTGAGAGATGACAGATATGCCGTACAAGTTTGTAAACACGATTACACACCAAAGAGTAAAGTTAAGTTTCTAAATCAAGTACAAACAGTTTATCCTAAAAAGAACTGGTCAAGTTTTATGTTAATGAATTGTAAGAAGTGTACAACACTTACACCTGATTATGTAAACAAGGCAAGTGGCTTAGAACTTCATCAATTTAAGTGGTTAGAGAGTGAAGACCTAATAGGTGATTTACCTTTAGAATGGAATTGGCTCGCAGGCGAATATGAATATAAAGACGATATAAAAAATGTACACTTTACTGAAGGTGGACCTTGGTTTGAAGAATATAGTAATTGTGATTACTCTCAAAATTGGTTTAATTATTATACAGAATCTTTTAAGATAGAATTAAAATGATACAAGGATTTGAAACTAGAGAGATTACAGATAAACCTATAAGGGCGTTTGTTAAAAGCGCAAATGGTATCTTACATCAAAAGAAATCTAGTGTCAATCAATATGGACAAACAGAATGGCTAACATATAACCATTTAGAAGAAAACCCAATTGCAGTCTTTGGTATATTGAGAGGTACAGGTGATTTAATAAAACAATGTAATGCAGTTAATCATACCTATTATCATTTTGACCACGCATATTATTTTAAAGAACAAAAACACGGTATTAATAAAATCTTTGGTGAGAGAATATATCGTATTACTAAAAACGCATTAATGTTAAATGTTATAGATGAATTAGATGATAACGATAGAGAAAGATTAGAAAAGTTTAAACCTCATATTGAAATAGAAGATTGGAAAATGAATGGTGATTATGTATTAGTATTATCACCATCAGATCACGTCAAACAATGGTATGATATAAGAAATTGGGATCATAGGGTAGAACAATTACTTAAAAAGAATACCAAAAGACCTATACGATTTAGAACTAAAACAAGTGGTACAACATATGAAGAAGATTTAAAAAATGCTTGGGCAGTAGTTACTTGTCAATCCACTGCTTGTGTTGACGCTGTTTTAAAAGGTGTTCCTAGTTTTTGTGAGATATATTCTATGGGCGCACCTGTATCTAATATGGATTTAACACAAATAGAAAAACCATATTATCCTACACATAGAGAAGATTGGATAGATAGTTTACTATCAAATCAATATTTAATGAGTGAGATAGAAAATGGTTATGCTTGGAATAGGTTAAAGAACAAATGATTATAACACACAAATTATCCTGGGGTGATTGTTTATCACATCAAATCTGGCCATACATAGAAAAGGGTTGGAAAGATGAGGGGAAACCTGTACATTTTTTTTGGGGATTAGGTGGTAGTAATATAAAAGATATTAAAGAAGTAGGAGAACGAGGAGAAGAATGGTGGTATATAGATGTAGGATATATTACAGAACAAATAACACGGTATCCTATTCCTAAAATACACGATAAAGATAAAACTTATTTTAGAATATGTAAAGGTCGTATTCACTCCACTAAAGGAAAAGTTGGTAATGGTCAAAGGTTAAATCAACTTGAACATAAAGGATTAGATGTAGAATTTAAAGGTTGGTATACAGGAGAAACAAAACATATACTTGTTGCACCATCATCTCAAACAGTTACCTATCACACTAATGGTTGTACGCAAGAAGAATGGGTTTATGCTGTTACAGAAGAACTAAAGAAATATACAAATAGAGAAATAAGATTTAGAAACAAACCTAGACCAGGTAATGAATGGTGGAATACAGATATAAAAGATGATTTAAAAGACTGCCATTGTTTAGTTACAAATATGAGTTTATCTGCGATAGACGCAATCTTAAATAGAGTACCAGTTATTTGTGCTGGTAAAAATGTAGTTGCTCCAATTGCTTCAAGGTCACCAAAATTTATTGAGAAACCATTTAGACCTGGAAGAAAAACTGTAGATGAATGGTTAAAGTTTGTTGTAGAACATCAATTTACTTTAGATGAAATAGGGAATGGTACTGCATACGAAGTATTAAAGTACCAATATTCGTAAAATGAATTTTGCTTGTGTCTATTATGGGGACAAATACAAAATAGAATATGTTGAAAAGTTATACAATATGGTACAACGTCACACAACAGTTACACATAAATTTATTTGTTTTACTGATAGTACGATTATTCAAAGAAGATTAAAAAGAACATTACCTGGTCATCAAATAGAGTTTAGAAAATTTAAACACCACGACTTTGAGGGTTGGTTTAATAAATTACAATTGTTTAGTCCTGAAAGTAATTTAGTAGGTAATACTTTGTATATGGATTTAGATGTTGTGATAGTTAAAAACATTGATTGTTTTTTTACTTGTGGAAAAGACCATAATTTTGTAGGTATGAATGATTTTAACCCAAGTAGTGGTCAATTTAATTCCAGTATAATGAAGTTTAATAATACAACTACAACTAAATTGATATGGGAAGAATATACAAAAAGACGAACTGATTTTAAAAAACACGCTGGTGATCAAAACATAATAACAGATTTAATTAAGAAACATAAAGACACTATCTCATTTCCTGATTCGTGGACACAATCTTATAAATGGTACGATAGAGAGGGTAAAAGGTTTCATCAAAGTAAATGGACCTTTGAATTGCATCCAGAAGCCAAGGTTTGTGTTTTCCACGGTAGTCCAAATCCACACGATTCGAACCAAGAATGGGTCAAAAATAACTGGAAATAGTTAAATGTTCTTGTTTTGTTCTTTTTTATAGTTAAAAACCCTAGTAAAATCAACATAAATTAACTATTGACAAATAGGTTTTAACCCTGTATATTAATAGTATATGATTAATAAAGGAGAAAACACTATGAAAGTAAAAGAATACGCTACAGTACAAGTTGAAAAACAAGTAGATGACATTAAAGACAAGTTAGTTAATAACGAAATGACTTTAGATGACGCTGCTAATAAATTAGAAAACATTGAAAATATAGGTCTTATTACAAATAGTATAGACTTTGATGAAATGGCTTACTTACTTAAATTTGGTGACTAATAATTATGAAAAATAAAAAAATGAAATATCATTTAGTTTACGGTAGAGAATACCAAGATTCTGAAGACAGATCAGATGAATTCTTTTTTATCTATAGCACTATATTTAGAAATGTACCAGCTAATTTAGTATCTACTTTAATGATGTATAAAAATAAAATTAAAAACTATTGTGATAAAAACTTTAAAGAAGACGCAACGAACTTTGTAGATAATACAGTTGTTAGAATTTTATCAGATAAAGAATATTACAAAACTTATGAAGATGCCTTTGGTGCTGTTGCTAGTGGTGATAATTCATTATTTACTGACTATGGTCAGTTATGGAATACAAGACAATTTTTTAAATACGATTTCAATCCAAAAATTGTAGAAGAATATAAAATAAAAATTTATAGAAAGGCAAACTAATGAAATATAGAGAAGATGAAATATTAAATGAAGTAAAAGAATACATTGAAAGAACATATAGTCAACACTATTCTACAACAAAAGATGGTTTCCAAGTACAAGATATGTTAAGGCAAATTGGTATTGACAAAGACTTCTGTCAAGCTAATGCAATCAAGTATCTATGTAGATATGGAAAAAAAGACGGTAAAAATAGAAAAGATTTATTAAAAGCAATTCACTATGTAGTTTTACTAATGAGTAGTGAAGACCAAGAT